AATATACCAAGTTCTGACAATCTCATGTGCTCGATTGTCGAAGTTTAAAAGTCTTTTGAGATACTCAAACTCATTACGAATTTTAGTTTTTACTCCAGCACCAACACCTAGATTATCTAAGTTAATTTCTACAGGAGAATCGTAAGCATCACTTACGATAAACTCGTTAACAACTTCATCTACAGCACTATCCACCTCAGGATGAATTGCCATATCACGATAACGACGGATCATCTCAAACTCATTACGAGCTTGATTATCCGTATCTACATACGTTCCATAATATCCACCTGCTGCTACTGCAACTGGATCTTCAGCAGAAGGAGGGACAGGAGATTGACCTCGCTGCCCCTCTTTTCTGTTAATTTGGAAGCCAAATAACTGACTCATGATTATCTATTTAACTTGTGCGCTTCCAACTATTTATCAGACCACGCCAATGCCAGAAACACCATCTCTGGATCCTGCTTGAGCAGTGAAGTAAGAATACTGCCACTCAACAGTGAATTCTTCAATCTGATCATTGCTATCATAAGCAAGATCGATAGGAGAAACATTAGTTGGGAAGCAGTACTTCAGAGTATATTCTCTGAGAATTGATCCTTCTTCGCTAGCATCTTTTTCAAGTTGCTTGACAGAAAGATCTGCCATGTAACCAGAAGTGGTTGATGGAGTGAAGAGAGGTGAAGTATTTGCTTCGTGGGTGTTGATGTTGTTTGCCCACTCTTCAAAGAATGCGCGAAGTTTGAAGTCCTTATCATTGAAGAAAGTAGCAGACCATGTATCGAAGGTGCGATCACCTGCGATTTTGACTGTTCTTCCTCTGAAAGGAACTTCGATCACACCTAGATTTGAACCTGGTAGAGCAGCAGACTTACAAAGAATATTTGTAAGGTTTAAATCCTCGCCACCTTTTGAAAGGGAATCGGGGAATTGAACATCCACCAAGAACATGTTGGGCTTAACGCCCTGACCGATAGTTTGTAAGAAACTAGAAACGTTTGACAGTGCCATTGTTGTTTATCTCGTAATTTTTTCTCTATAATTAATTATCATCTACCGATGACTTCAGCAAACGAAACGCCCGTCTTAGTAGCAGTTACTGTAACTGTTACATAATTGATGGAGCGTGTAGGCTTGAGGTAGAGTTCAGCGACAAACTCATTTCTGTCGATGACTTCTGGAGTATTGTTTGTGTCGTCACAAACAACCAAGAAATCTGTAACACCTCTACGTGCTTGAACTTCAGCAAGATATGAAGTCATTGAAGCAGCAAATGCTCCACGAGTTGTGCTGTCATTTTGCTCAAAGAGTACGCCTTCTGCGAGTCCTTTTGCTCTCTTCTCAACGTTGAGGAATAAACGACGGACGTTGATTCTATCAAATGCGGAAGGTGAAGCAAGAGCAGTTTTATCTCCAAATAGAACAGGACCAGAACCGACCATTGAGACGATTGGGTTTACTCTATTTGTGTAAAGATCATCACGTTGTGCTTTGTTTGGATTGAAAGCAAGTTTTACAACATTCTGAATACCACCACGATTTAGACCAGCAGGAGAGAACCAGTCATCAAGGATAGAAGAAGTTGAAACACATACACCAGCAACATCACCGTTACAACCTACGTAACGATACTTGTCATTGAAACGATCGTATGTATACTTAACACCACTGTCTAGAACAACATATGAAGAAGAACTGATGTTATCAAAGAATGCTATTGTGTTTGATAGTTGTAGTGCTGGAGTCAAAGCACTGCCACCAGAAGTAGCTACTTGAGTACCAGTCCAAGGAGAAAGGAATGCGACACAATCTTTTCTGCTGTTAGCAATAGCAGCAACTGCTTGTGCTTTAGAAACAGTATCGTTTTCGTTAGCAGCATTGCCACCCATCAAAACGAAGTCAACAGTTGTTTGCTCTGTATCTAGGAACTCATCATATGCTGCTTGGATTTCACCAGCAGTATATGCGTAGTCATCAGCACCACCAGTTAAAGCACCACCTGCCGTAGATAAGATTCTTGACAGTGCTAGTGGGGAAGCATTAGTAGCACCATAAGATGCTGCCGTTGCACCAGGATCTTCTCCAACAGCTGTTGTATCATCTGCTGCTAGTGAAGCACCAGCATAGATGTAACGAGAATACTGATTTACATAATCCTTCCAATAAGATGAAGCACCTTCTGGAGTTTTGCCGTCAGTTAATTTTGTGAGATACGTTAGTCTCTCAACAATAGTATTGGTTGCTGTATCAACAACAGCAACGTGTACTTCGTCATTTGAAAGGAAACGCTCTGCGGCATACGCAGAAGTACCAGGACGAGGACCAATTGCTTTGTAAGTTAAACCAGTTGTATCGATTGCTTGTGAATTGTAATCCCAAACAGTTGCTGTATCACCAGCTGCTGGAGTTGGAACAGCAGAACCTTTTACAATGGAGAAACTATTAGGGTTAATAACTTCATACACTTCGTGTCCTACAGCAGAATCGTCTGTATACGTGCCACCAACTGATAAACCATGACCAGTTTTTGCGATGACATAATCAGCGCCACGGTCAACGATTACAACTCTAAGGTTGTTGCCGTCAGCACCAGCATAGCGAGCAGCAAACTTCTCGGAAGTTACGCCAGCATCGAAAGCATCCTTATCACCGATAAGAACACCACTACCACTTTCGGTAGCATTTGAAACACCAGTTGTTGCTCTAACAACTGCGAGTTGTCCGCCGTAGCGAAGGAATTCTGCAGCAACCAACCAATCTCCAGCGTTAGCCTCGGATGGTGTGCCGAACACATCAATAAGTTCTCTTTCGGAACCAATGTTTACAATTTTGCCTACTGGACCAGTGCGGAATGAAGAAGCAATAGCACCACGAATAGCGGTGGCTCCTACTACAACAGCATTGGAAAAATCACGTTCTCTAATAACAACACCAGGCGAGACTTGACTTGCCATGTTTTATACCTCTTTAGATATCAATTTTATCTAAATCTATTTAGATTTTTGAATCCTTCAGAGGTGGTGAACAATACATGAACTACCAATCTGGATATCCCCAATCGGTAAATGGATCTCTCTTTTTTCTAGATTCCATAACCCTTTTGACAGTACACTCCTTACATTCATATGCGTATGCTGATGGATGTCCTTTCTTAGTTTTTCGCGTAAGATAAAAATCTTCTATAAGATCTTTTTTAATCCCACATGATCTACATTTTCTTTCTTTGAATAGAATATGTTCTAATGAAAATTGGTCTTCAATATTCATTAGTAGTTCCACATGTATCCGACTTCTTCTTGCTTGTCTCCATATTCCCAAAGGTTTCCATCTCCATCAACAAAAGTATCATCACCCATACCGTCATCAAGGAAACCAAATGGAGCCATGTCTTGTTCTATTTGATTACGTTGTTCGTCATAGATTCTTCTTCGGATATCCTGATCTGTCATCTCTTTAAAATACTCTTGCATGACTAACCACGCAAAGAGAACCATACACATTACAAGATCGTCATGGTATCCTTCATCTGCTTCCCATGCTTGCTTCTTCTGTACGAATGTAGTAAGTTCTTGGAAGATCTGGAAGTCGTTGAATATTAATTTGTCTTCTTCGATAATAGCTTTAAGATTAGAGCAACCGATCTTCTTGACCGTTACGCTCATCTTAACACCTAGTTGTGTTTTTGATCCTGAGAATCCTTGCCCCACGACTTGACCTGCTCTACCACGCATCGCACACATAAGTACATTAGGATATTCAAGATCGTAATTAAGAGTAGCAGCGATACTATCACCAATATCATTTACTTCTACCAGAACGTATGGGTTATTATATTCTTTACAAATTTGAAAGATTACTGAGGGAAACAGTATAGGTTTAATCTCATTATTTCTGTACTTTGCAACGATCTTATACGGCATCGTGGTGATATCAAACACGAGGAAAGCAGAATAGTCGCCACCAATTCCCCTGGCAACATCGACAGTAATAATATATTCGTGATCCTTTTCGACTCTCTCATAGATATCAAGTCCAGCATTTGATTTAATTGGGTCTGCGAATGGGATAGTTTGTAACTTTGCTGGACTAATCAAAGTATCAGCAGATCCAAGGAAGTCGCATTCAAACTCTTGTGCGAACTGTCTTGGAGATGTGTTCTTAATTGTCTCTTCTTTCCACTTGGCATCTCTGCCAGGAACTTGAGACCAGTGAACTTCATTAGTAGTATAATCATTCTTACCTCTCCTAGCATCCTCCCACATCTTGTAGAAGTGATTCATGCCATTAGGCGTAGAGATAATAATTACTTTCGTTGATTTACCAGAAGTAATAGTAGGATAAACAGAGGCAAAGAATTGCTCCGCAACATGGTTTGGAACGAATGCGAACTCATCGAGGAAGAGAATGTTAAACGACATGCCTCGGACAGCACTCGCAGATGTAGAAGCTGCCAATATCTTACTGCCATTCTCTAACTCCACATTACCTTTGTTCCATACCAATACACCATGCTGCATCCACTTTGGTAGATTCTCGTAAGCAAGTTGCAGTCTTCCTAGCAGTTCCCTAGCGGTAGATGCCTTGTTTGCAAGAATACCAATATTAACACTATCGTAAAAAATTGCATAATAAAGAAGATAAGCGACAACAGTAGTAGACTTTCCTGTTTGTCTTGGGAGCTTTGCGATGTTGAATCTTGTTTCATGAAAATCACTCAAAATCTTTTTTTGAAAATCATACATCTCAAAAGGCACCAAACCTTCGTCAAGAGAGATGATTTTTATATAGTTCATCGCAAAGTAAATAGGATCATTTTTACACTTGATCCACTCATCAATCTGCTTCTTTGTAAATTGTATTGGGGTCCCAGCCTTTTTCAGGTTGGGATTACCCAAGTATACATCAGTACCAGTCGCCAAAACAAAAACCTAGTTCACCACTAGTATTTATCTTTATTCTCTTCTTCTAAATTTTCTAAAAATTCCAGTCGTTTTTTCCACGTATCTCCACCTTCCATTCCTCTTACTGGATTAATACATGTATTATCTCCCAAATTGTTACAAACGAGACCAGCAAGATCTAGATCATTACCTTTAGCACCAGTGCCAGACCAAATATGTGTGCCATTAATCCAGACCGCATGGCACTTGGGACATTCTTTTCTTTGTAATTTAAGATCAGACAGTTCCTTATCGTTGGTCATTTTTTAATTCCTTTGCGAGTTTATTGAAGTCAGGTAGATCCTTTATAAGTTGTTGTTCTAATTTACGTCTCATCAAAAACATTTTAAATTTAATCCACTGATACCTGATCACAAGATCAGCATAAGCGAATAAGCGCATAGTTTCTTCCACGCCAGCATACGCTACCATGAGAACAATGAGAGTGATGATTACATATATGCCGAGCATAAAAATATTCCACTACAAACATTATAGTGTATGTAGTGAAAAATATTGTATCGTTAGGCTACATTTTTATAAGTGTTGGTTTACACTCATTCTACTAATGTTCCATGCTCACGGCGAATCTCTTTCAGTGCTTCGAGATTCATATCCTTAGTGCCTCCATCATAGGCGTGAGCATAACCTTCAATAATCATTTGCTCGTTAAGGGACACACTGTCGTCCCCAATGTAAAGCCAACCCAGAAGACGCCCGTATTTGCCAGTGCCACCAACAAGTTCAGTCCTAACAGACAACTCATCATCACCAGCCAAAGTGCCTTCGAGTTTCTCTTTGAGCCAGTTGGTTGCGTCGATTCCAAGTGCTTTCTCCTCTAGATTTCTCGTTCTTTTCTCTGGTGTATCAACTCCTGCAACTCTAACTCTTTCCTTCTTGTATAGATCGAACCCCAGATCAATAGTGACATCAATAGTATCACCATCAAGTACACGATTGATCTCCGTCACCCGGAAGTTGTAGCAGCTCTTCCTGCTCGGTGGTGTCAATGCTCCCATGAGATTCTCTTTTATCAACTCCTAGTATATAGTAGATACTATAACCAGCCATACAAAGAGAAAGAAAAACCATAAAAATAACCGACCACACAGGATCGTTTACATTAGTATGTGGGTGTAATAATAAATTCATTTTTTAACTGGCCAAGTAAGTTCCATTCCTATTGTGAGTAGTAGAACAAATCCAAATACAAATACAGCACTCATAATTCAATAATAGATAAGAAAAAAAGAATCAATCCAAAGGAACAAAACAGACCAGTTAAAATAAATGGTATATAACTACTCATCTCTCTTGCTTCTGCGAGATGGAATCATTTGATATGAAAGTTTATCTCTTAAAAGATTAATTCTTTCTTCATCAAAATGAGCGAAGTTAGGATACTTCTCTACTTTTTTATAATAGTGTAAAGCATTTTGGATGATTGTAAAATCTTCCATGGTTAATTCAAAGTTCATTAAATTTATAATCTAACATCATTCGGAAAAGAGAATCTCTCATTACCCATAGGTGCTCTTGTTCTTCTGCTGGTCGAGCAGGAAATCCTTCCCACATTTCTAACCTCTTTATCACACAATGGTGTAAGAGACGTATATCTTCTATTGTTAAATTGACAGTGTAGTCCGGTTCCTTATTCATGTTTGTGGAAAGGTTCCCAGTGCTGCCAATCGTATTTATGAACTGCCCACATTCCTATGATGGGGACAAAGACTAAAATGGTTGAGAGGAATCCTAATCCGTATGGGTTGTTTAATACAACACCACAAAATCTAGCAAATTGTAACATCATAGTGTGTAAGCGTTGTTAAATCCCCAGATAACATAAAAGACAATACCACCTAAAATTATCATTGATGGTATTACTTTTATATCTTTTTTGTGTTTATCCATAAGTCTCGGAAATAAAAATCGATATTAGTTAATGTTCCTTCGGGATGATTATTTCCCGAATCTGCCCATTGATAACTGAAGTGCATCATCTCCATTGTGATATGACTTGTACCATACATTCTTGAAAATGCTGATAAAGCAAAGTTATATCGTTTTTTTAATTCGGGAGACCAATTCATTATAGTCTCTCAATTTACGTGAACAACACCAGTCATACCTGCGCCCTGATGGGGACCACAGAAGAAGTTATAGTCTCCTGCGTCAGCAAATACAACGTCTTGTGTTTCTCCTGGAGCAAACAGTAATGATTCTCTAGAGAGATCAGGACGTGCTTCTACAATAATATTGTGTGGTGGTAGTGCTTCGTTGATAAAGTGAACTGTGTCACCTGCCGAGATTGTGATCTCATTAGGTTCAAATACTAGGTTCCCACCAGAACCCATTACTACATCTACTGCCCATACTGGGGCAGCAAAAAATAACACAACCAGAATCGTGATTAAAGATTTCATTTCGCTACAGAATGTTGTTCTTTGTAAGTATTGAGTTTGTGAATTAAATCATTGTATTCATCCCACATCCACTCAGAACCTGTCTTCTCTTGATAGAGACGGCAAGCTGTGATTAGGCGTGTGATATCGCTTTCGTTTAAACGCATTGTCATATCAGAACTCATAATATAATTATAGATCTAGTGAGTAGAATTGCTTTATTTTAACATTCTTTTCACAAGTATGTCAGCAATTCCACTTACGTAGTGATTTGTTGATTCTGCTGTCCTTGTCGTTAGCAGTTTTTTTGCTAGTTAATTTCTTTTTCATGCCCTTCATTCGAGCGCAGAACGATGCCCTGCGGGGGTTTCCAACCTTTTTGCTTGGTGCCTTAAGGTCAGATCCTGGATTTTCCTTTTCATAAGATCTTCGTCCCTTTTCATTGAGACCTCCTTCTTTGTTTTTGCCTGCTTTTTTTGTCCAGGCTGCTTCTGTGGTGAGTTCAAAACTTTCTTTGGCAGTCCTCGCCGCCTTTTGAAAAGCATCCTTAGCGGGGTAGTCCTTACTACCTGACTTCGCTGGTGCTTCTCCTCGTTTTCGCTTTGCGTGGATATTTGCGTAGAGACCGCGCTTTGCTTCACAGAGTTCTTTTAGTTCCTTATAATCTCTCATGACAACCGACGAGGGTTTACGAGATTATTTAGCGTTTACCCCCACTCATATCTTTGAGCATCTTTTGAAGCTCTGCTGTAGATCCTACAAACATAGCGTTGTTGGTAACCTTGGATGGACCTTTCTTATCCTCGTCAAGATCCTTCATCTTCTTATGAAGGTCAGCAAGTTTGTCTGTCATGTCTGCAACGTGCTTCATTGCCGCTACAGCGACTTCATACGCTCTAGGGTGCCCTGACTCCTGAGCGACCTCTAACGCCCCGTTGACCGCCTCCTGACCCTTGTCTATGAGGGAGTACAATTCAGTACGTGTATATCTGTAATCTTTTTCACGATCTTCAGCATCAACCTTAGGTGGTTGTGGTTTAGATGGTTTGGATTCCTCAACAGGTTCAGCACTAATGTTGAGGATTTCCTCCATGTTATCTTCTAGGTTACTCATAAGAATTGAATCCCTTCATTAAATCCAAAGTCATCACCAGCATCAACTAAGGCATCATCGTTTACATCGATAACTCCATCAGTATTGATATCTGTAACTGCTTTTGGTGTATATGTTCTTGTAATTGTTCTACGACCGACATCAAGATCGCCCAAAGTTTCGTGGATAATTGCTTTCTTGATGACATCCGCAGTGTTGTATGGACCATACAGATACGATTTCATTGTAAACTGTAGTGCATATGCAATATACCTGCGCTCTAGAAAACTATCATCCCACTCATCTTCCCCACTAATGCCATTTAATACAATGGCAATATCACGTTTCTCATTCATGTCTGGTATCATGTTAAGAGTGATGCTAAAAGATGGTTGAAAATATGGCAGAATTTGCTCTACAATTTGTAAAGCATCATCCTGAGATTTGGCAATAACTCCTAGTTCAAAATTTATATTATAAGGAACAGGAACATATTGAACTCTAACTTCGCCACCATTACCATCAATGATAGTTTTGTATTTTTGAATTGGTGATGTTTTACGGGAAGAATCGTAATCAATTCCTGTCATCTCAAAGTATATACGAGGCAAAGTAATTGCCACTTTGCTGCTGCTAGCATTCTCTCCAATACGAACCAAGAACTTTTGCTTTGGTCCGTAGGCAAGAGGAACTTTAACTTCTTCTAAAACTTCTCCTGTATCAGGATCAGAACTCTTCATTGTTATATTATTGAAGAGTGTACCAAACGCAATAATGTTCTTGCGAACTATTTGGTTATAAAAATGTGATCCTAACATTAGATGCTATCCGTAAAGTTACCAAATTCACCAAATGGATTACCTTCTGTCCAATCAATAATCTCATCACCAGAATCTTCGATCTGTCTATTTTGATCGTAGTTACTGTTCGTATTATTTAGAGTGTCAAATGTTTCTGGAGACCAGGTAGCACCTGAAGTTAGTCCAGTAATTACTTCAGCAGTAGTAAAGGTTCCTGTTCTATTGTATACTTCCAGAGATCTGGTTGTGCTATCCCAAGACTTGACTTCTGCTCTATTGTCCTTAGGCGAGTAATCAATAGTAACAGTAGGAGCACTCGTATAACCAGTTCCACCTGATGTAATTAGAATACTATTGACAAGACCAGTAGAACTAACTGCAGCAGTTGCTGTAGCACCTGTTCCACCTCCTCCAGTAATAGTAACTGTTGGTGGAGTTGCTTGCTTATAATGTGATCCACCATCTGTAATAGTGATACTATCTACAGCATCACCATCAGTTGTTCCTGTTGCTTTCGCTAGGAACTCATCACCAACAATCTCTTCTCCAACAGTAAAGTCTCCAGATCCACCAGGATCCATAAAGAGTTTGATGCTATTAGCAAATATTTCTTCCACATCATCGATCTCCTCAACTCCAGTATCAAAGTCATCACTACCGATCTCATAGATCTCAGCAGTGATAGCATAGAATTGGATCTTACCAAACTGGAAGAATGGTTCTTCCTTACCAACAAATTTAATCTCGTAGATATCTTTTGTTAGTGGGAAGTAAAGCAGATCTCCCTCGTTAGGTCTACTCTCAACAGTAATAGTAGGATTATGATCTGCTACTTCTTCGTCCCATCTTCTAGTAGATACTCGGAAGATAATCTCATCCGTAATTCTTAAACCGAACTTGGAGATGAACTCAGCATTGTCTCCAAATCCCATGACGTTTTGAAGCAACATCTCAATTTGAAAATGTTCTTGATACTTAGAGTATCTAACCTCGTTAAGAGTGTTATCTTTTAGAGCTATTCTAGGAATGTAGTATATGTCTGTTCCGAACAGTTTAATTTGTTCGTCCACAAGATCCTGTGCGAGACCTTGCTCACCGCTGTGTCCTGAATAGTAAGTTGGAAAGTAGGGACTAGTAGGCATCTTATCCGATCATATCCATAGGTGGGATGGCGTACTTACTGAGAACTTCGCTTTCGATTTTCTCAATCTCGCCTAATGCGTCTGTATACAATTCTCTACCATTAAGCGTGATACCGCCAGGTAGTTGAACGTTGTTATATTTAATCAAGTTTTGACCCCACTGTCTCTTCATAAGAGCAGTAGCATATTTCTTGACAAACATATCATTATTCATCTCTGTAGCATCTGTAGGATCAATCATCCTATGTGCCTCAATTACAAGATAGGTATCTTCTTTGAGGAATGCTTTATTGATGTCAAGATATAAACGATCACGACGCTGTGTATATCTGAACTGTTGGAACGAACCATTATTCAGAATCATATCTAGAGTTTCTAGATACTGCTTATTCATAAAGTAGTTGACAATATCAAGAGATCCGAATGCATATAGATCATTCAGAAACATCTGATACTCAACACCAAAGAGATTAGATCTAATTGAGTTGCTGACTAAACCAAAAACTTTGCTGATGCCAACTACATGATCTGGAACTGGAATATAGTTGGTAGACTCTTCCCAATTTGTTGTTCCAGATGATGTTGTTGCTTTATTATTGAAACGAGTTATATCGTCAGCAGTAATCTCATGCCTCAGAAAACATCTCTCCATACCGTTGTAACAGTTCTCTTGGAAGAACTGGTAAGTATCATCAATAACATTATTTACTTGCTCATCATCAATGTTAACTTGTAATACAGGCTCACCAAGTTGCCTCTTACAATATGTGATAAGATCAGCTCTTGAATTTGGAGACGCCATTACACACAAAAATCCCTTCTTACCTATTTAGGAAGAAGGGATCTGAGAGTTATTCTTCTGTTGTTTCTGCCGCTGGTGCTGCTTCTTCTTCAGGTTTGTCTTCTAGAAGACCTAGAGTTTCTAGACCTCCTTCCAGTTTAATTTTATATTCTTTTGCTTTGACTAGATTTGTTTCTAGTTCAGCAATTTGCTTTTCAGTTGTAGCAATTTGCTCTTCAAAATTAGACTTAAGTTGTGCGGGATCCATAGTTATCACATGTAATTGTGTATATCAATATTTATATTAGTAATCAAAAACGTTTGTTATGTTTTTGTATAAATCTTTTAGGGTGATAGGATAATGATGATCTTCTGGTGGAGTTGGCCAATTTACACTAGAGCGATCAATTTTTTTAAAATCTTCCTCACTCATTCTGATTTGATCGGGATTTGTATTTTGTGGCAAATCGCGAAGTGCTTGTAGATAATTTTTCCATACCGGTGGAAGTTCTTCTCCTAGAGACATTGCTTTTACAACTCTCCAATTACAAAGTTCCATCTCTTTATCACGTTCTCTTCTCAAAAGACGCATAGGTTCTAGTCTTGATTTTTCAACACACCATGCTTCTAAATCTGCTTCATTTGGACGAGGTGATGAATCCAACCAATTAAGACTTTGGTTATCATTTTTATCGACAGAAACAGACCACTCGGCATTTGGATATAATGCAGCGAGGGCGTGTGACCAATCATAATGCATCTGAATGTTAGCCATTATTAAGTTCTCCTATTAATACGTATATTTATTATTGAACTATTTCCATTATACTAGAAATAGTACATCCATTTTCGTAACTATTTTGTGACAAAGCACCTTGCGTCCTATTCAAGTAAAACGTATATGTTCCATTACTCGAAGATCTTACTGCTAATCCATATGTATTTTCTTGACCTGCTACTGCGGTATCAAAAACATTAATGTACCAATTTGACATGGTAGAACTTTGGTTTCTATCATACCATCCAGAACAATATCCACTCCAGCGAGAACCCGCTGATGTTGAGTGTGATTTAAACTCAACTCCATTTTTCATAATGAGGATGACAACATCTTGATGAACTTCTCCTGAAAGCATCCACTTTACTGATAACAACGAACCCGTATATTTCGGTGTAACTGAAATATTTGTATTGGGCATCGAGTTTTGGTTATTGGGACTAGCAGTGAAAGATTGCCTCCCATCGTATCTTGCCGTAACAAATTGAACTGGTGTTCCTTTCGATGATGCAAAAGCATTATCTCCTAGAGCTATGCTAGTGTTGCTAGCAATTTGAACTGCGGATCCTGTTTTTGGTCTAATTGTTTTTACTGATAATTTGCTCATGGTGCTATCTCCATTACGTATCCGGCAGATACAGTGTTTTCGTAGGCGTTTTGTCCACCTCTACTGTCAGTTCTATTTAACCAATATGTATAATTGGCGTTATTTGAAGATCTATTGCCAACACGATATACAATCTCATTACCTACTGGAAAAGTTGCATTGGATGGTGCTTCATCATACCAAACAATACTATTATTATATTGAGTGCTATTGTTGTCTCTATCATACCAAC